TGTACGATTGCACCGTTGGGTGCTTCTGCTAACGTTCTTGATCTTGTTGTACCGTTCGGGTTGACCATGAACAATACCTTTGCAGCTGCTGCACTACCTTCAACAATCGCTTTTGTAAGTGCTTCCAACGACTTGAGGTCACCGAGGTACTCCTCAACAAATCCCCTGCCGTAGTCCTCTCCATCAATCTGGGTGTAGCGTAACGGGAGCCACGGGGACTTATCAATCGGATACTCACCCATACTTTCTTCGATGAGCATTCCTTTAACATCCTGGTAGACTTTATACTTATCTCCTTCTCTGATGATTGCGGTGTATAGGTCACAGCTGTTCTCCTTTTCCTGACGATATACTTCTTCTCTTACAGATTCAGGAAGCATCATAGGAGCTACAGTTTCTTTCACTGCTATGTGTGTTACATTACCCATTGGGTCTCTCTTGACTACATAACGATCAAGCTTGAACACACGCATACCACCTTCGTCCGGCAAGTACAACAAACTGTTACCTGTTATAAGTAAGTTCTTTAGTGCTTGGAAGATACCGTTCCTGAAGTTCTGTACTTCTACTTCCTGTGATACACTACGCTCTACATCAGCTAATGCTTTCTCTAAGTCTGTTCGTAACTGCTCACCACCCTCTGGTCCTAAGTCCTGTTTAGCTTTGTCTAACTCGTATCTATCTATAACCAGACGGAAGAATGGAGCGTTAGGTGGTAACAGTGCTAACAATAACTTAGAAGATAGATTCAATACACCCCTAGCTCCTATACCTTGGTATGGTGTGTAGTACTTAGTAGCGTAATTGTGTCCGTCAGGTGGTAAGACATAAGGAAGCGTAAGCTCAGAAGATGTACGACCTCTGTCTAAGAATGACCACCGCTGGTTCTCCAACGAGTGATATAACCCTTGGGCTGTTTCGTGCATAATTAGAGTTGTTCGTCAGGATCAGTCCACTCAGCACTTTGCATGATCGGAAGTATCTCTGTGTGATTGTATTGAGTCTTGCCTTCTAAAAAGCTAGGAGTGTCTCCCTCAAACTTAACAACAAATTTACTACCATCTAGTGAGTATCGGAGTGTATCTGCGGATGTTTGAATAACTTGGTCGAAGTCAATATTACCAAGCTCCGAAGCGTCTAGTATTACATATATTCTATTATTCATAATTAATATAGTTCGTAACTAGCTCCATTGACAGTTGCGTTGGAATTATTGGAGGACATATCATAAACGGTCAGACCTGATCCATTTTCTGCACCATCTCCCATTCTGTACCACGCTACCGGATTAAATGTCATAAGATCACCTGGTGCTGGGGTTGCAACATTATTCCTATCGGTCTGAGTAGCGGTGCTATCTAAACCGTGATATATATTATCTATTTGACCAGCAGATAATTCAGATTCAAAAATTGAAACTTCATCTATATTTGTGGGGACTGCTAGAGTACCCCAAGTAATTATACCTGATTGAATCGTGCTTCCAAAAGTTGTTGTGCTTCCTGTTACTGTGCCTGTTGCATCTAGTGATCCGTCAACATAAAGTTTTTGTGTATCGCCATTTCTTACCCATGCAACATGTATCCAGTCTCCTACATTAACAGTAGTTGTTCCTGTGAGGTTCAAATTAATTGTTGTACCTGATCTTGAAATGCTGTTTATTTTACCGTTTGAATCTCTGTATATACCAACTCTATCCCTGTTTTGACCTAAAGGTGACCAGGATATAAAACTGTTTGCTGTATTTTCCGGCTTAGTCCAAAGACTAAGTGTAACATCCCCAGTACCAAAAGTACTCATGTCGTAACCGAAACGAACATAATCATCCACTCCATCAGTAGACATATAATAATCATTTATGCCAGACCACCCTGTAGCACCATCATTCTGATACCCTCTCCAATTCGTACCGTCATATACTATAATATTCTTGGTGTCTGTTTCAAAGTATGTATCACCAGCTTGTGCTGATGAAGTAGGTCTTGTCGTCGATGTTGTTGTTTGAAGTGTACTCATTATTAAGGTGTGTAATCGTCGCTGTAAATGTACCAAACACCACCATCCCAAACAAGAATACTCTGAGTGTCTGCTGCTTGTTCGATAGTGTATTGTGGTTGTGTGCTGTCAGCTAAAATAACATCTTGGTTGCGGGTTGTATCTCCGATCTGATATGTAGAACTTAATGTGTACAAGAATGTACCACTGATCGATGCTTGTGTGAAGTTTGCAGAGTCTAGTGTTATTCCTGTTGAACCACTAGCTCCTGCTGTTGCTGGATTAGTAAGATCAAAAGTTACAACCGTATTAGATGTAATTGGAATTGTAGAAGCTACCGTGAACACAAGAGTGCCTGTTGATTGCGTCCAACTTCCTGTCGTACCTAATACATTGTTAGTACTGGTTATAGGTAGTGAGGAATTGTCAGCTGTTTGAGAAGCATCAAGACCTGTGAGTGTAACAGTACCACTGCTGATTGCTAACTCTGGTTTAAACCTAAGAGTGAAGCTATTAGTAGCGTTGGCGTGGTTAGAGTTTTGTTCTAATATAGCAGTAGTAAACTCAGATTTAAGAATAATGGAAGCTGATGTCCAAGCACTCTCAAAACTAAAATTCTCTGCTCTTACTCTATAAACAATACTTACTCCTTCAGGATTACCTGAGTCTGTATATGTACCTGCTGAGGCGTGGTTCGCTACTAACCCATAACTACCACCACCTGTAGACTTCTCTACTCTGTAGTTAGTAGCTCTAGGAACTCCTACGATTGTGTAGCTTACTTCATCCTCACCTGTTTCTTGTAAGGATAACTCAGGTGCATCAAGTCCTAATTCTACATCAAACCCATACTGAATACCAAAAGCAGGACGAATGACCTCGCTAGGTATCGCTGTGATACCACTAGGTTTTAAGATGTTAGGTGTAAGAACAAGAGACATTATAGTGAGTCAACAGTTCCGGTAGCGTAGACGCTGTATGTTCCGTCCACTCTGCTAGATACTTTAGCTCTGATCTTTTCGTAGTGTCCGTGGTCATCACGAATCATAACACTACCGTCTCCTGTAACAGATTGACTGTGTACTACATGCCATGCTGAACTGTCGCTAAAGTATGCTTCAATGTCTACTGTTGCCCCACTCGTTACCGAGCTAGATACAATGACAAATGTCCATCCCTTAGAACGCTCAACTGAGAATGCACTACCCGCTCCGTTATCTATAGCAGATGAGAGTAGCGTTTTTTTATCAAGTGTGCGAAGGCTCATATATATTTATATTACTATTGTTACTATTGTGAAAGCTGTACTCCTGTTCCTCCGTTACCTCCACCCATGCTCAGAGTAGGACGACGAGTAGCAGTTAATTGTGTAGTACCACGACGACGCTTAGTAGGTTGTGTAGCCCTCTTAGTAACAGCTCGTTCTGCCGTAGGTAGTGGCGGTGGTGGTGGAGCTGGTGGAGGAGGGGGAGGTGGGATGTTAGGCTGCGAGAAACACATAGCTATTCTAAGTCTTTGGTTATGATGTTGTCTTGTAACTGTTCGTCGTAAGTCTGTTGTAAATAATTAATTACACTTCTTTGTCCTACCTTAAACCATACATCTCTATCAGAGTCTGTCAAGAGGGGACATTTATCCGGGAACAGTTTGTCAAGCTTTTCTATCAAAGACTTACTCAACGCTGGTAATACTATTTCTTCATTCATAACTCAGTCCCCCATTGTTCAGCCATAGCATCTGCTATACCTTGGAATGTTTTAGATCGTAGCTTCCACCTGTCTTCAGATGGAGCCATCTTCCATATCTTTTGTTCTCTTCCTTCTACTATATTAGTAGGTGTTAATTTAGGTAGGTTCTTTAACCACAAACAAGTCTTCTTAGTTTCACCGTGACCAAACTGCCAAGGCTGTATGATCTGATCCGGCTTTCGTATCTCTGAAGATATAACACTCACAGGATTCTCCACCGCTATCCGTTCGATGGGTGCATTCATAAGTAACCGTACAAAGTCTAGTGCTTTTCTTCTGTTATCCCACCGCTCCTCATTCCTAGTACCATCTTTGTTGTACAACCATCTGTTACCACTGACTGCTAGGTAGGTACAGGGAGGGTGAGCTATCATTAAGTCCCATCCATCGTTAAGTATATCTGTAACAGAGCCTTGGTAATGCGGACCTTCTACATCTGTAGGTAGTAAGTCACAAGACA